ATGATTTTTACTTCTTCGCCATCTTCAAATGCAAAACGAGCACCCGCATAACGGCCAATCAGAACCCAATCACCTTCTTTACACCAAGGAACATTCCCAAACTTACCTTCATCCTGATAAGCCAAGGGACCAGCTTTTAATACATAGGCAACAATCGTGGACAAATTTTCTCTGTCTACGGTTGATTGAGTCAGCATAATACCGCCATCAGTCATTCCCTTACCTTTGTAAGGCATCACTAACAATCGATATCCTGCTGGATTAGGCATGCGCTCTAAGAGCGATTTGTCCAGTAATTCAGGATCTAAGACCCGACTTTCTGGTTCAATGTATGCGTCTGCAATAGACGTTTGTGCGACAGTGTCCACTTGGGGCTCACTCATCGATATCTCCTTCAATATGCAATGCTTCTTTTAAGTCATCTCGCAGGGTGCGAAGCATCGATAACTCACCCATGACGAATTTGTAATCCTCCATGTCTTTGATTGCGCCACCAGACAAATAGTCTTTGGCGCGTTCTTCATAATCATTGAACTTTTTTAAAATATAATCTGCTAATGCGAGTGAATCCATTTAAGTAAACACAGGTCCAGTTGGCATTGGTGGGCCTCCAGGCTCTGCATCAGGATCATACTGAGGCGCTGGCATAATAGGCATCTGAGGCAAACCGCCTAACCCAGCATAAGCCATTGCTGGAACAATTGGAGCTGTTCCGCCATAACCACCAAACATTTCAGATGGTATCTGAGGGCGAGGCATAAACTGAGATGGTTGTTGAGGACCAGCGGCCACAATAGGATTAATTGGCTGTTGTGGCCCCATCATATTCCACTGCTGAACTTGAGGCAGTTGGGGCTTCTCTAAAACCATAGGTTCTTGAGGTGACTGGCCTCCAAATAATTTTTGAAGTATTGCAAGCATTTCTTCATCAGACATAGATGATGTTTGTTCTTCCACGCCAGAGGTTTCAGGTTTTGCTTGAGCAGCAATTTTACTAATTATACTTTCTTGAGGACTAGTCTCAGGTTGTTGAGCTGGAGCTGGAGTCGGAGTAGCTTGCTTGATTATTTCCTCAATATTTATATTCACTCCAGGCATTACACTAGACATTCCAATACCAGGGATGTTAGGTCTTCCTTTTGTTTGAGAAGCTACTTTCATTAAGTCTTCGCTGCTTATCTGTGGACGAGTAGGCACCTTTACCGAAGAAGGGCGCGGAGTTACTTTGGGTCGAAATGTAGGTCTAACAGCCAAGTCTTCTCCGCCCATCATGCTTGGTCTAACTTTAGGTCTAGGCTTAGGCTTTGGCTTTGAAACAACAACAGGCTTAGGTCTAGGCTTGGGTCTAGGTGTAGATTTATGAGTTATTTTTTTAGGTCGGTTAGCTAAGTCTTCACCAACCCTTATGCCTGGCCTACCTCTAGGCTTAGTAAGCGGTTTGGGCTTGGCTTTTGCTTTAACTACCGGCTTGGCCTTAGCCTTAGTTTTAGCTTTAGTTTTAGGCTTAGGTTTTGCTGGAGCACGTTTAGATCGAGAAACAATTTCTTCAATATTAATATCTTCCATCATGCTTGGAAGACGAAACCCACTCATATTACCGATAGCCATTTATAGCTCCTCTTTAATCATACTAATAAGGCCCATAAGGGTTATTAAAATTTTGCTGGAATTGAGGTCTGTATTGTTGCTGTGATTGGTACTGATTAAAACCACCAAATCTTTGAGGCGGTGCAAAATTATTTCTTCTCATGCCACCCATTCCCATACCCATGCCCATGCCACCCATTCCCATTCCTTGGGATTGTTGAACCATCTGCATTATCATCTGCATTATCTGCATGAACTGTTGCAGCCCACCTATGCCTCCACCCGTCTGCCCACCAAAAACAGGCTCTTCCCTTGGAGGAGGGGGAAGTGTTTGATCTCCAACCATTGGGGACTCTTTCAATAGTGGCGTTGGAGTAGGAGGGGTTAATTCACCAGTTACTGAAATCGGCCTTAAAGCATCTGCTTCAGCTTTTGTGATATACCTTGGCGGCCCCCGATCCCTTTGATTTGGATCTCGAACTAACTCGCCAGAATTTATTTTATCTTGTCGTGTTTTGTTTTCTGCACGAATGCCAGCTAGGTAATCGTTCGATTGCGGTATTATTTCTTGTGGTGGCTTTGGTGGGCCTTGGTTCTGAGTTGGCCCTTGAAATTGAGAGATTGGATTAGGATTTGCCTGTGAAAAATCAGGACGGACGGGGCCGGTTGTTGCATAACCCATATCACCGGGCTGCCTTGACATGAAGTTATATACATCATCAGCAAGGTTGTGCTTATCTACTCCGTTGTTTCTTTCTAAATATTTGCGCCTTTCCTCTTCAGCTTTTTGCATGCGTTCAGGAGTGACGTTTTTAAAGTCAAGGCTTCGGTCTCGTTTTTGACGGGGCAATAAAGTTTGCCCCTGATAGAGACTGCTTTGGCCTTGTTGGCCTAGAGCAGCAAGACGCATTTGAGGAGCGAGATACATTTGCTAGAAGATTCCCTCGAACTTAGTGCCGCGCAATGCTGCACCGCCGCCTCTAGACTTACCCGCGCCATAAGGCTTAGGTGCGCCTGGGTTAGCAACATCTTCTATCTTGGCATAGTCAACTGTGCCTTGGTCTTTTACATTAAACTTACCCATAGATACCTTGGGATCTGGGAATGAAGTCTGACGATTAATGCCACTCATAGTATTCTCCTATTCGTTACTTGGACTTCTTGGGTGATTTGGCTTTAGCCTTAGCTTTAGCTTTAGGGGCCGCTTTCTTTTTGGCCTTTGGGGCCTCTACAACTTCTGGTTCTTTTTCAGGAACCGGAGTTGCTTCTACTTCTTCAACCAGCTTGGTAATCTTCTCACCCGCTAATCGAAATTCTTCTTCTAACTTGTTTGCGGCCTTTTGAACCGCAGCACGTTTTTGTCTTACACTACTCATTATCTTCTCCCAAAAAAGGTGTCAGTCATATCCTTCATGGATTTTTCTGCCATATCCGCCATCTTGAACTCCCGCTGCTGGTCCAGACGCTCTTGAGTTCGCTTGTCTTTCATACCAGCAATGTCTTCAGCCGAATCGATTTTCTCTTCAGTCAGGCGACTTTGCTCTCTTAATCGTTCTCTGTCTAGCGCAATACGCTGATCAGCATCCTCCGCCTTACGCTCTACATCTTCAGCCTTAATAGCCAGTTCTTGTCGGCGTAATGCGACTAACGGATCATCAGGCTCTTGCTGTGCAAAGCTGGGCGCGATCTGCTCCATCAATTGAGCGCAGATCTCAGCGACTTTGCTTTCAATTAAATTCTGCATTTGCATCTGCATTTGCTCTAACTGAGGATTCATCGGAGGAGCCATTCCAGGTTGTGGAGGCATTCCACCCATTCCACCCATAGGCATCTGTTGTACTTGCTGCATCTGCTGTTGCATCTGCATCACTTCAGGATCTTGCATCGCCATCTGCTGTGCCTTCATTCCAATGTGAGCGTAGATATGGCTCTGGATAATCGACTGAACTTGTGGGTTCATCTGAGCTAATGCAGTGCCATAAAGCGATAAATGCGAAGCAATGTGTGCATCATGATTCTGTTCAGGGAACGGCTGATAGGGCTGTCCCATCACAAACATGCCATTCTCCTCCGCACAGCCTAGGGGGGCCGGTGGGGGCGGAGGAGGAGGCAATAACTGCTCAACCTGCTGTATCCCCATGGCTTCGTACATACGCTTGTATGCTTCATAAATCCCCATGGGGCCATGAATCTCTGGTGCTGCCTGAACCATTTGTAACATCTCTTGAGCCATCATCACTCGTTGACTCATAGAGAAGATATTCGGGTCAGATACCGGAATAATGTCAATGCGATCATCAAAGTCAGCTTGCTTGACTGACTGATCGCCATTAGCTGTCATGTACGGATAAACCGGCGGCATGTAAGTCTTGAAGACTTGTGCCAGTAATCCGAACTCAATACGCTGTGAATAATGCAATCGCTTGTGGATTGCACTCATGACACGGCTACCGCGCTCTAATAACGCAACAGTCGTACCCACAGGAGCAGCTTGATTGCCATCTCCGATCTGCATATCACCAATCGATGCAAAGCGTTGGCCTGATTCGACCAACATTCCTAATAAATTCAATAACGTACCGCTAGGTTCCTTGAACGGAAGCGGCATCAGGGCATCACGCAATGACCCTCCGGGGGCATCCATGTCCCTGAATTCACCAGGCTGGAGCGGAGTATCATTATCTTTGATACGAATACCACGGGCTTTAAATCCAGCGGGGAGATTGGATAGAGTCCCCGCATCAATTAACTGCCGTAGTATTGATGTGGCTCCGCGAGATAAACCGCCAATCATATGGGTCAGGCCAAAGCCATAGAACCCCACGCCTGGTAAAAACTTGTAATGCACAAAATAATCCACACGCTTACGCATCGGATCAGTTGGCTCATAATTCCTGCGAATCGAAAGAATCGAAGATTGTCTAGGGGAAAGCGTGACAATGTAAGGTAACTTAATGCCAGTCAGCTCACCATTCTGGTCAACGTCTTCATAACCGGGGATGTCCAACTCGATGTGCATCTCATAGATTTCACAATCATCGTTGTTGGCATACGAAGGCTTAACGCCCTGTAATTCATCCATTTCTTCCTGAATACCATCCTGATCATTAAGATCATCCGAAATATTCGACATCGGGGTTTTGCGATAAAAACCCGATTGCTGCATCTTCTTCACATCATTGATCGACATATCAATAACGTGGGTAATCCGGTTTGCACTCTCCAAGCTGGACGCGCCATAAGACACCACCAACTTCTCAGAAGGAATAAACCTTGATACCGCTCTGTTTAGAGTCTGGTCAAAGTGAACCTTCCTGAATGCGCTTCCCGATAATGGGAGATAAAACAATAACTGGTCAGTCTCAGGGTCATACTCCTTCATCACCTGAGTGATCTGGTAGTTCATGTACTCTTGTACACGCGCTGCCTGTAAATCGGTGCCGGGGGTGGCGAAGCCAACCGTCTGAGCACGAACAGGACCACCAGAGGGTAACATCTCTTTGTAAGCCTGTGCCTGAAACTGAGTGACGGATTCAGCTAGTAGAGGGTGAATTACGCCAGAGGCACCCTCAAAAGGTTCAGAACGCTCCTCGAACTTCATGCCAAGGTATTCAAGACCTTCCCGATACTGCTGTTCCCACTCCTTTCGAGAGGACTTATCTGCCTGAAAGTCTCCCATAGCATCACTGTAAATACGGCCTAGTTCGCCTTCATCGATGCTCTCTGCCAGATTGGCATAGAAGTCTTCACCGGGGTCCATCTGCTCCATGGGTGGCTCACCAATCAACATGGTGCCATCCTCAAGCGTTTCTACTTCCTCGTCACCCAACCCATCAAACATGGAAGTAATAGTTTCTTCTTCCACTCCAATTTCTATTTCCTTGGAGTTGTCCTCAATATCAAGGACTTCTTTATCAATGTCATCTACACCGCGTTCAATTGCCATGGCTTACTCTTTGTCTGCGTATAGGTTGTCAAATATTCTATTGACATCCAAAGTATAATCCAAGTCCGATTTGCTGTAATGAATATGTTGGGAGGGTTTAAAATCAGGCGCACCTTTCCCAGTCTCAAACCAAGCTGGATGGGTCACTCTAACACGATTATTTGGTAATGCCACAATATTTCCGGTCCACGGGCCTGCGTCCAACAGCTCCATTACATGCGATTGTTTGTGCTGAGCAGGGTCATCTGCAATCTCATTCTCGGCATAATCTACCGTAAACAAATACTTGGCTGGGTACATTTCGCCATCGATCTTGGCCAACCAAGGACATGGCGTAGCTCGATCCAGAACATACACCGCATGGTGGTGTGAGGAACAATCCCATGGCTGGGCATCATGTACGGCCATAGGGATA